TGTCTTCTCCAATTGATGTTACTCTGGCAAGCCCGCCAACCCCACGAGAAGAATCGGTGAAAGAAACCGTATCACCAACAGCAAATTGATTTCCCCTGTCAACAATTGTTACTGACTTGATAGATCCAATAACCCTTGCTGACTTGGTTGTGTATCTTGATACGCCTGAAGTAACAGTTCCAATATCCTCACCTTTAATAAATTCACCAACAAGGTTAGAAATATAGATAAGGTTTACATACCCAACACCTGCTCTTCTTCTGATATATTTTTCTACGAATGCAGTAGCACCAGAAACAGATCCGATGATTTGTTTTCCAATGTAATTGATATTCTCGGTGCTGTATGTTATCTCTAGGTAATATGGCGTCTCCCAGTCACCATCTGAAAGCTTGAATAGTCTCTCAGAGGGATATTGAACTTCAGCATCAACACCATAAACAAGCTTGAAGAAAAGGTCGATAGATCTTTCTGTGCCTTTTGTGCGATATAGATCGGTGGCGTTCTTGATTAGAAGTTTCTTGTTAGACTCAGTATTAAACTGGATGTTCTTAAGATACTTTTCTTTGAAATATAGAATGAACAGATCAATTGTTTTATCAACATCAGCCCACTCTAATAGATGTCTTGTTTTATACATCGTGTTTTCGGGTAGTTCGAGCCACTCATAATATGCTTTCATGAATGCAATGAAATTCTGTCCCTCTTCTCTGTAGAATTCAGGGAACTGATTTTCAACATATTGTGAGATTTTATAGTTGTTCATTATTCTCTTACTTGCTCAATACTGAGGTCAACGTCCGATTCAAGAATATTTAGTATGACGTTTTTGTAAGACTCGATATCTTTGTTTTTGGTTCTTGCATAGATCTTTAGGTAGTTTCCATCATAAGAAGAAATCCTAAATGACTTAATTTCAAGTTTACCTGAAGCATAGTCAACAGTTCCGATATTGGTAACTAATCTATGGTTTCCAGATGATGTTGTAATAATTCTAAGTATTCCGTTACCATCATCTTCAATATTACACCGAACACCATTATAGGTGAATGTGCTGCTGGTGATTGTATGTTTATCTCCATTTGGATGGTCAACAGCAGATACAGGCAAATCGTCAGCCAGTTCTGTTTTAAAATCAACTGATATTTTCTGTGTTATATTCAATGATGGAGTTAGGTATTTGGCCAACTCAACATCAGTTTGGTTTGAGATAATTGACTGATCAGTGGAGTCAATTGATGAGATAAATTTAGAATATCTAAAAACTTTACCAAAACTGTTAAGGTTTGTTGAGGAGAAATTTGACATAGAAGCTAATATTAAAGCCCTCATATCCTCTGGGCTTAACCCTGTTCTGTTGATATTATACTTAATAGCAGAATTAACATAAAGATATGTGTAGTCTGGCGAGACAAAAACAGGTTCCATTGATACAGTAGATCTGGATCTTAAGAATTGTTTATATTGTTCTTCTTTAATTTTGGGAAGTCCATCAACATCATTAAGATCAATTGACAAGAAAACTTTTCCATATTGTGGGGGATTTGCTTCTTCTCCGCCGTAAGCAGCTACGGCATTAATTTCAGGATAATAAAGTTTAAGAAGGTTCTCATAATCTTCTGCTGTCACGGCTCTTTCCTGAGCCGAGAATGATCTTGGGGCATTGAATTTGATTGACTCGATTGACTCGTTTTCGGCGCCACCTGAAGAAACAGACAGGGTGGTGATAGAAACGTTAGCTTCCCCGTCAATTGGTTCTGCGATTCTAAATATTCTGCATCCGTTCGGAGCAACTCCGCCAGATAATCTATATTCGACGATAACCCCAGAATCGTTTTTAGGTTTTTTACCTAAAACGCCATCACCAAAAAGAATTTCGTATCTCTCATCAGTTCCAGCCTGTATGAAATAAACCTTGCTGGTATCGTCAAGATCAAGCAGTGATGTTGCTCTTGTATATTCATTAACAACCGATGCGTTGTCTTCCAACACAACAACTTTGAGAGACTCAATATCTACGTTCTTGTTTTCGATTGTATATCTGTTTTCAATTCTATCAGAGTAGACATACTTCTCTGAGATATAATCACCCTCGTATACGGTAATCTCTCCAGTAAAGGTGCTATTGCTTGATGTTAATACAATATTCTGATCAGTAGTGAACAGATAAGTGTTAGAACCGATTCTGCTGGTAAATCCTGTTCCTTTTAGTAGGGTGATGTTTCTTTTTGCAGGATCGCTTGAATTGATTGTTACTTCAAGATCGGCGCTTGAAGAACGATAAGATCTTGGAAGATAGTTAAGCTGTTTTGCGTGGCTAATAACCGAATCTCTAAGTTGCGCCGAGTCAAGAAACATCTCGTTTGCTATCATATTAAGATAGAACGAATTATTGTATGTGTTGTAGGCCAAGATATCCAGCAAAACCGAAATGTTGCTGGCCTCGAAATCATAATCTTTAAACTCTGGGGTTGATCTCAAATATGTTTTGAGGCTTTGTTTAAAGCTATCAAAGTCCAACGAAACAAGTGAAATACTATTGTTTGCCATTATCGTACGCGATCCAGTTTGATATTTACGTTGAAGAACTCAGGACTACTTATTATTGAAAAGTATATGTCAATGTTATATGCCAACCCATCATCAATAACGTTGACGTCAAGTCTTCTCAGTATAATTCTTTTTTCATATTTTTCGATAGTATCAGTAATGGTTGTGTGTAGTTTATCTCTTACCATTTCAGAAGCAGGTTCAAACAGCAGATTTCTTATACCGGAACCTAGATTGGGCTTATAGAATCTTTCGCCATTGTTTGTTAAGATAAGATTGCGCAATGATCTTCTTGCAGCCTCAACATCTGTTTTTGTAATAAGTTTTCCAGTATTTGGGTGGGCATTAAAATTCGACATAAAATCGGAATAAATCGGCCCGATAGGATTTACCCTTGTGGTCTTATCTGATCTATCGGCCATCTATCCCTCTTAATTTTTGAAAATTCTATCGTATTCAGATATGATGTATTCTTTATTTATAGAAGATGTTCGAACACTTTCTGAGAAAGCTTCTGCCGATGATGTATCTATATTAATTGAATTGGGAATAGTGTTGTTGATAAGTTCAGCAGCTGATTTTACTTTTTCTAGAGCAGGACCAATAAGATCATCGACTTTATAACCAATTTTCTGTTTGATTGATTGTGTTAAAGCTTCCGGAGCCTGCGCGAAACATTCGGGTAATCTTGACGAAGCTTCTCCAATAACTGATACTAGATCTCCAAGAGCCCCAGCATATTCAATGATCTGTTTTGCTTGTTCAATAGAAGCCTCAAGCTGTTTAAATGCCTGTTTAGAAATTGAATCTTTGAATATCTTGATGACATCGTCGATTGATGTTGGTAGTTTTGTTAATGGTGAAAACAAATCGCTGAGATTACCACTTGTTTTTATGGTTTGTTCTAATAATTCAATTTGCTGATTAATGGCAACTTCAATACAAAGAAGTATTGACTGGCAATCAGATGCAGTTCTGATACGATTTTCTATGCTTTTAATTGATTCTATATTAATTGTCATTATCCACCCACAATACTTTCTACAAATCCACCTCTAACGGTAATCGTTCTACCCAAAACATCAACTATTACTCCAGTAGCGCCACTACTAGAAATTACAGGACCTTTAGTAATAACCGATTTAGTAACTGTTACTTCACCATCAAGATTAATGCTGTTGGCCTTGATGGTTGCAGTCTGTTTACAGTTTATGGTTGCGTTTCCATAGACGTCAATTTGTTTGTCAGATAGAACAACTTCATAACTGTTCTTTGTTGATTTTATGATAACGTCTCCGTTATCCACAATCTCTACATATGTTCCGGACTTATGTTTAACAAGAATTCTCTCAGAACTGGGAGTATCGTCTAACTCGATAATGTGATTGACAATCTTTGGAGTTTCTTTGGCTGACGTTGTGATTACCTTGTTGTTATTATAACTAGGATTTCTTTTTTCTTCAATGCCAATTCTTCTTTCTTCAGAAGTAAGAGTTCTTGGAATCTTATCTCCAGAAGCGAATCTGCTTATACCCGCCCCATAAGGATCTATTTTATTTTGGTTTAGCGAACCAAGTATGATTGGTAGATTCTTATACGCCCCATCAAGAAATACCCCAAACACTGTGGTGTTTACGTTTAGCCAATTTGGCGTTACTCCGATTCCGCTTTCGGCGGGGCTTGTTGATGGAACCATAATAGATGCCCAAAGTAGATCGT